GCGTCAGCAAGCTCCTGTAAAAGACTTGTATAGTCGAAACTATACAGCTCTCCAACCCTTGACTATTTTCACAGTCTTAGGCAAAACAAACCTCGATGGTTCATCGCCGGGCCCGATAAGTAAATTTCGGGTGAGGCGAGCCCAACCGTCCAAAGTTGAAGGTTGGTCCACTGGGACCAAGAACAAAACCTTAAACTCTTTTCGGTGGTAATCCTCGCTAACTCTCATTCTAAACCTAGCGGCCTGGTTAAGGTCCTCAGCTAAGAATGGATCGTCAACAATCCGACACGGATAGGGAGAGGTCGATACCCCGTAGGGTATCTTTCCAAACACCTTTTCCAGGTCCGTGAAGATTGTATTGGCTAGAAGTGTATAACCCTTACGCGCAAAGGTATTTGCGTAGGAACACCAAGCAGCCAAAGCGGTACCATCGGTAGAAGTCTCGGGGAACAGTTTCTTGAACCTAGTAGGTGTAACGTTAACCGAGAGGAAAGCGTCAACACCACAAGATTCGCGAAATGGTCCAGTTATGTAGCTTTTACTCCTATTGACCATGAGGCCAACGGATTCTAGAGCCACGATAACATCTTCTGCTAAATCCGTAGGGACAATGATGTCGTCCCCAAAGACATAGCAGAATTGTGTCGCATCTCGAAGTCCAATGTTAAGTTGCCGAGCAACTTCAGACACGCAAATAGCCCAAAAGATAAAACTCTCAACTGGGAAGCATAAAGCTGAACCCATTCCAGCGAATTTCTTTAGGCGCATTCCCTCACCGTTGGGGAACACGGTATCTGGCGTCCGCAATACTAATAAAGACTTCAGCAAACTCTTACGAGACCTGAAGACCAACTTGACAGCATCAACGGACAAGAGATCGGAGGCATCCTTCATATCCAGAGTTGCCCACTCGTTAGATAACGAGGAGATTTGAGCAAGGTACTGGTTGACCGATTGGTCAGTGAAGTTGATGTGGCCCCTTGTTAGGGAATGGTTTTCTAACCACCACATCATTTTTCGGCCTAACCCCTGTTGGTGCCACATATATTCCAGTGGCTCCATAGTAATTATCCGAGGGCCTCTCGAATCCTTTGGGACGAGCGTTACCTTACTGGTCCCAGTCTTGAGACTTTTAAGGCCTAACGCGTATTCGTCAAAAAGGTCAAATAACATTCCCGAACTATGGTACCATGTACGGTAGTAAGGGTACACCTTATGAAGATCTTCGTATATAGTGGAAAATTTCCACTTTTCCTCGCCGATTTCACCAGATGCCAGACTTCCTGGGCCATGCCTCGGGATGATATCATCCGGATCAAAATCCTCGAAGACGTACCGACAAAGTAAGGCTGCACCACTCAATAGCTCTAAAGCTTGAGGAGTGGACCACCGGCCTTCATCGTTAAGAAAGGTACGAACCCTAGCTTCGTTGTTAACGAAGTTTTCCAGAGTACGCTCTTCGGTAGAGCGGCTGTAAGGGACCTCTAACTTATAAAACGCTTCCAAGACCTGTCGAACATGCGCAATTCGCGTTATGTGAGGCTTGGACAAAAAAGAACCATCGGTCTCATAAATTCGCTCGAAATGCGAGGATAAGAATATAGGGTAACCATACCCCTCCTTACATTTGAACGAACGAGGAACTGACAAATGACCAGTTTGAAATGACAGGTCAACAGCCTTACGCAACTCAGGTAAGGCGACGGTCAGAAAGTTAATGCCTTCCCCTTTGAAGCGCCTGATACAATAGGCGAAATCCTTCTCGGAAGAGGCTAACAACGATGGGTCCTGCAACACAAACCGAGGCTTCAATAAGCCATTTAATCGGTCCATGTAAATGGAAAATGTTAGGGCCATTTCTGGTACTCCTTTTAGATACTAGTTGTTCAACTAGCTCATTAGCGGTTGATAGACAAAGATACCAACAACCTGGCTGCGGAAGATTATCTTCATCGTAGTCAGAGGCTGAAAAACCAGGCTTAGGACTCTCCCCGAAGGAGAGCACCAACCTTTGTGGTATCAACGGCAAGGGATCCGGTAGTGAGGGCGACATCGCACCATAGTGCAAGAATGTCGTACAAGTCACTGGCGGCGAACAAGCCGTTCAGCGGGAAAGTCCAACTTCCGTTGAACAGTAGCTGAGAGGTAACTCCAGCATCTGAAACCTTATCCTTTGTAAGCTGGACAAGAGTTCTACGAGATCGGTTAGCCCCTTTACCCGTAACGACCTGCTTTACAACCAGGCGGCGGGGTTCAGAAGCTGTAGAACCGGTATCGACGCGGTAAGTTCCTGAGGAACTATCGGGCGCAGTTGCTGCGATAACCGATTGTACCGCAAAGGACACATCAGTGCCCGATGCATCTTTTACCACTAAAGGGTCTGCTAATGACATAAAACCTCCGATTATAGGCTTATTTGAGGACCTTAGATAAAGGTATACTCAAAGCAAGCTTCTGCTGGGTATCTGTAAGTTGGGAGAAATCAACAGCTCCCAATGTAAAAGGTAAACCATCAAGTCGCGAGTATTTATCGACTTTAACAGTCTGAGCAAGATATGTTGTATTCTCGATAAAATCGAGTACCTCGAAGTCTATGGTATAGACCTCGTGGACTGAAGATGAAACTTCAGAAATATCCCACTGCCCAGTGAAGGGCTGGACTGCGGCTCTATCAAGCCACTTGCCGAAAGGACCTACCCAATCTAACAGAAAACTAAATGGAATGGCATTCCACGCAGCTTTCACCGGATTGTTAATGCCCAACGACGCAAAAGTCGCTTTTAAGGAAGCCCAAGCCTCATTAATCTCATTCAGATTATGAAGAAGAACCCATGACGAAGTAAAGTCACAGGTATAAGTCTTGAGCACGTAGTTCTTACGTATCGGATAACCGTTGTCCGAGAAGACTATGGCACCCAAATCTGGATGTGAGTAGCAATCAGGTTTTGAAAACCTAATCACAGTCGGTTTATTCTTAGTTTTCACCAAGAATCCCAACCGTTTGGCTGTAGAATCTCCAATCTTGGTAAGAGTTCGGAGGTCGCCAATTAACGGTGCCCACTGGAAGTTCCAGGATAGAAAAGAATCTACGCCGGACTTTGCAACTTTCTTAGGAAGCTGACGCTTATTAAGCGCTGGCTTAGAAACCTGTTGCACGAGATCACCATTCTTAAGAGCTCGAGGGATTTGTCTTAAGCTTTTTACCAAAGGCTTAAAATCCTTGAACTCAACAAAGAAGTTTATTAAGGAAATCTCAGGCGGAACTTGTGTAATCTGCTTATTTAAGGCTTCAAGACACAAGTTTGCATAAGTCGCGGTTGACCTAAAATCACCGGCTAAATTAGAATAGCCCGGATCGTTCGGATTAGTTGCACTACCAGTAGGCGAAAGACCTCCGCCTCCGTCGTAGTTAGCATCAATCCAATTAACCCACCGGACAAGTGTACCTGCAGGATGATCTACAAATACGAGCTCAGTAGCGTCGTATTCAGTGTCAACTTTAAGATGTTGACAGAGTCCAGCAGGACGGCGCTGAGTATGAGGATCAACTCGATTGATTTGATCGGCCATCCAGTGATACTTACGCCAACCGGAGGCAAGCCCCTGGCCAACGTAAACGCCGTTATTATACACATAGTACGTTCTAGGGAGCAGGTCATACTCCGTTCGAAACCGTAAAGGTGAAGACGACATGATAAAGCTCCTCGTCTCAAATGAGACAACAAAAGGATGGGTAACCTAAACCGCAACGGAGGGGATAATGCCCTACTAAGCCTGGCACATAATCCAGGATCCAATAGTAAGGCTAGTTCCTCAACTAAATTGCGGAAGCTAATACTTTTCAGTTAACTTCAGTTACAGAAAATACATCAGAAGCTAATTAGAGCATAAGGCAGTATACCGAGTTCCCAATTCGATATACCGCTTAAAGCTTTAACCTCTGGTGTACCAACTATGGCTGATAAGACTGTAAACAAATAGATCATCAAATATTGGGAAATATTTGAGTCATGCTCTATTTGCATATAAGTGTTGGCAGGGTT